ATGGTGGATTTAGAGGTACTTCTGCTATCAGAGATGGTGTAGATGAAACTTGGGCTTTGAAAAAACCAACTGATGATCTTGTAGGCAGAGTTGGTAGTAACGCTCGAATTATAGAAGTTGAAAAATCTCGTATCGGTAGATCAGGTCTTTCCTTAATTATGAAGATGGAAGATGATCTTACCTACAGTATATCTGACTTCACACCAGAAATTGCTTCACAAGATAATACACCAGCTAATATTACAGATAAAATTTTACAAAGAATGAGATCAGTACACCCCGAAGCTCGTTCTAAATATGATCTTTTATATGATCCTTTAATTGGTGGGAAAACAGGAACTATAAGAAAATCGCTCCAAAGATTAGAGAAGAGAGGTCTTATAGAATTTGTAGAAGAAACTAAAGAAGGAAAGAAGTATAGAGCTATCCTCGCACGGGA